TCCTTCTGTTTGTGTAACTTGAGCATTTACCATTGCTAGTACATCTTTGATTGATGAGCCTTTAATTACATCTTCTGACACACCGAGTATAGTTGCAAGTTTTGTAGCCTCTGCATCACTTACTAGTGCAGTCTGGTCTGTCATTGCTGATAAAGCCGATTGTGCTATCTTCATATCTTTTACTTCTTTATCAAAGTAACTACTTGCTAATCCTTTTGCACTTTCTGCTCTTCTTGACATTGTACTTTCTAATATTTGGTCTAGTGTTTTTAATCCTTGTCCTGCATTTGTAACTTGAAGAAGAAAAGTATTTAGTTTGTCTGAGTCCATTGACATAACATCGCCAAAGTCTTCTAGTCCTGGAACTATTTTCTTAAGTTCATCAAATAGTCCTTGTACTGCTCTCTGCTGTTCTGCAATTTGTTCTGGAGTGTATAGTGCGCCTCCACCTGCTGCATCTGATTTAGTAGCGGTTGCCATTGACTGTAGTCTTGATATCTCGCCTAAAATACCAGATGTGCTAACTGCGTTTGCTTCAAATTCTGCTTGTTTCATAGCAGAAAGTTCTTTACCTTCTTTTTCTCTTTTTATTTGTTCTGCAATAAGGTTGTTTATGCCTTGCATTTTTTCTTTTGTTAAATCTAAAGACTGATTAAAAGTATCATTTGCAGAAGCACCTTCTCTTCTTGATGTTGCAAATTGTGTTATACCTGCTGAATCAACAAAACCTTGTCCTATTTCTCCCATCTTTTCAGACATATCTAAAGAGTTGACAGCATCTACTGCGGATTGTACTGCATCTCCAGAGAAACCTAGTAATCTTGCTACGCCTCTAATCATTTCAAGTAGTTTTACAATACCTGCTAGTATGAAGTCTATAAAGTGTCCTACACCTTTAAATACAGAAACAATAATCTTATCGATATTATCTACCATACCCATAACAACCTGGAATAACATAATAATTATACCAATGACCCCTGCTTTACCCATAACTTTATTAGCAAAGTTTGAGAAACTAAGCATGGCTCTACCAGAGGCAGCCATTGCTGTCTGGAAGCCCATCTTCATTTTAGTTGTCATTACTTTCCAACCAAGTGATATTCTTTTCATACCACCTTTCATTTGCATACCAAAAGTTTGTTGTTTTACATTCATTTGGTCAAAAGAAGTTCTCATACTTCTAACTATTTCAATATCAGTGCCTTTAAAGATACCTCTTTTTATTTTTCCATGTTTTCTATATTGGTCTTCTGCTGACTTCAGTGCTTTATTTAAGTTTGCTGCATCTGTTCCAGTTGCCTGTCCGCTTCCAAACCTTTCTAATACAGGAGACTTAGACCCTGCCTTTGTCATAGCCTTAGCACCTGCTTTTACACCTGCTGCTCCTGAGGCTTGTTGCTGTTGTAGAGATTGTCTTGCTTGTTGTTGTGCTGTTTTGTATTCTTCTAAGTCTTGTTTAGCATTTTCGTATGCTGTGTTATGTTTATTTTCAAACTCATTTAAACTTGACCTCATTTCGTCCATAGAAGGCAAAACTTGTGAAAGAATACTTGTGGCAAAAAGACCTAGAGCAGCAACTGCTGCTAGAACATTATTACCTAGAATATTTGCAAAGAAGTTTGCTAGTGGAGCCAGTATTTGTTGGAAACTCATAGTTAAGTCAGTCATCACTGCTCCTAACTTGTTGAAAGCATTGACAGGAACTCTACCTGCGACAGCACCAAAGTTTTCTTCTGCTTGTCGTAAAGTTTCATTTAAAACTGCCTGTGACCTTTCAAAAGTAGTTAACTCATCTCTGTTTTTACCAACTGCATCTGCATATTTTTGAGTCGCAGTTTCTAGCCTCAGAGTAATACCGAGTTCGTCTAATAGTTCTGGTTCTGCTTTTGTTGTACCTTGAACGATACGATTGAATGTGTCTTCGAAGTTTCTACCAAGTGCTTGTGATGCTGCTACTGAGGCTCGTGCTACTTCATTTATCTGGTCGACATTAAAACCTTTTGCAATCATAATGGCTGCTGAAGCACCTGCTTTTTGTAAGTCAAGTTGGTGTCCAGTTGCTTCCTGAAGTGATTTAGAAACTGTCCCTAGCATGATACCAGTAGACGCAGCGTACGCTTCTTGTGATGCTTGCAATGCTTGGAAGTCTGCAGCATTTTGGAAAGCCCTAAATACCGCTCCCACAGCAAAGAGTGTTGCCGCTAAAGTCGCATAAGCAGGTACAAGGCCACCTTGTATGCCCTGTGCCATTTTTGAAAAGTTTTTAGAAGCACCTGATGATTGCTGTGAAGCACCTTTTAATCTACGGTCAGTAGTATGTACATTCTCAGCGGCTTTCTTATGGGAATCCCCCATATCATCGGCGGCTTTCTTTGCTTTCTTACTTTTCTTCGCATACATCTCTATTGTGTTGCCGTCTGACAACTTCATTACAAATGATGCTACTTCAATCTTTTTTCCTGCCATTATCTTTTCTTCGGTAACTGCGCCTTACTTTTTCGTTTTTCGGCCTCTTGTCTGCGTTTAGACTCTTTGTTATCTGCTTCTACTTTTCGTACTTCTATTTGTTTTAGTAAGTACATAGTTAATGCCCTATCTTGTTTAGGTACATCATAAACTTCTAGTAGTGTTCCAAGTGCTGAATAGTCTTTCCCAAAGTTCATGCCACTCATTCCGTCCCATCTGTCAGGTAGCATACTATATATTAAAAATGCCACTTGAACTTCGTGCGGGAAATCACTAAATTCAGGTGGCATATTATTCGGGTCAGGTTCAATCCCTCTCTGTTCGCATATACTTAAATATGCGTCAACAGATAGAGCGCCTTCTTTGTACTGTCTGTCAAGTAGTACTAGAATTCTCTCTACTTGACTTTCGTGAAATTTTCTAGTTCACTAACAGTTTCAGTTAACCAAGTGTCAAAGTCAGAAGCATTTTTCATTAATGTTTCTGCGTTGTCTTGATTGTAAGGTAACTCATCATCTGGGTTGAGTTTACTAATATCCACCAATAGAAGTTCTTCGAGGTAAGAATATTTTAAGCCTGTCCACCCCTTAATGACTGCTTTACAATACTCGACTAAAAATTTTTCTTCATCTAGAGTTTCTTCAAATGCTCTAGTTTTTCTGTTTAGTTTCTGAGAAACACATCTATTTCTCAACTTAATTAACTCTTCTCTTGCGAGATATGTTAACTCGACTGAAAATCCTGGTTTGCTAGGATATTCAACGCTTACCGTTTTGCTAGGAGTTAAAAGACTCGCTAGTGATACTGGTTGTTTATTTTGTTGTTCCAATGTTTTATCCTCTTAAGTGTGGTGGGGGTAGTACCCCCACCTAGTTAATTTAAATTATGATGCGTCGTAAGTAATACTCACTTCATTTGCACTACTAGAAGCAGTTGCAGACGATAAGTCTGAACTCAATCCATGGAAGTTAACTTCTATTCCAATGACATCGTCAATAGAATGTGAAGGTAATTCTAAGTGCGCTTTTGGTATTGCTACATCAACGCTTGGAGTATTTCCACTTCCACCTATACCAAATGTTAGTGCGAAAGCATTTGTAATTAATCCAGTTGACTCTACGAGATTCTCGAATAAGTCTGCTGAACCGTTGGAAACATCGTTTAAGTAACAAGTGAAGTTACCTGAAACACTCCTTGTTCCCATTACATGACCTAGTGGCTGATTAACAGTTCCCAGTGATTCTGGAGTTAGGTAAGTTAGATTGTTTTCAATCGTAATATTACCACCTGTTAATGTTAAACTATATGTTATATCTGAACTACCAATACCTGTGGTATCACCAGTTGATTCAGAAGCATCATATGCTATTGCTAAGTCTGTTAATTTTTGTCTTATGAAATTGGTTGTTGAACTGATACCTTCATTAATAAGCCCTTTGGTACTTGCTTGACCTGCGGCTGTATTTAATGTTGCTTGTTCAGTAATTAACTTACCATTTCCTGACCATGCTACTTGTGCTATTCCTTCTATATCGAAATCAATAGAAGCAGAGCCGATTGAACAACCTTCTATTTTGTAAATCATAACTCCGCCTGACCCTGAGGTATATGTACCGTCAGTGTCTTTACTTGCTCCGAGTACGAAGAATAAATCAAATACACCTAGTGCTACTTTATTTGAATTTTGAAAGTTAAATACATTCGGTTCAAATGAAGCCAGTGTAGGGGCTCCTGTTCCACCTACTCCTAAGTTATATGTTGTTGCACTCATGGCTGCCCATAATGGGCCTTCAACTGCAAATTTCTTTGCGTTACCTGCATGAGAACCTTCTCCACTAGCGATAGTATAAGTATCACTAGAATCTGAAACGGAGGGTCTCATATATGTTGAGAATGACCATTCTGCTGGTGCAAAAGAATCGTTGAACATTGCTCTACCTCTTTTACTATTTCCGCTAGAATCCGCCGCCTCATTTAATGTTACCTCAGTACTATTCGTTGATTGACTGAAAGAAAACCCGTCAAGTACTGGTATTTCATAAAGTGCATCGTCAGTGCCATCTGCACTTGCATGGAACTTCATGAATACTTTGGTATCTCTACTAAAGAAAAATGACATATTATTCTCCTAATGCCTAGTATTGAATCTCTGCTGTAATCTCACCTACACCTAGAGGCTCTAATACACCTTCGTCTGTGTCCACAGTTAATATAGTTGTCTTCACTGTAGCCTGAGACGCTCCTGTTGAATCCGTGTAGGTAAGCGGATCATTATCCTCCAACACAGTTTCTACATCTTCTAACAATTCCTCTAATGCTGCAATGACATCGTCATTGTCTTGTACATAGCATCGAACTGTTAATCTTAAATATCTGAATCGAAAGCCTCCGCCCTCGTATTCTCTTGTTTCTGCTCCTGCTCCTATATGGATTGCAGGAAAATCTGTTACTTCGTCCCAAAACTTCAATCTAGGTTCTATATTTTGAACTGAAGTTCTGAAAGGAGCCGCACCATTAATCTGTTGCAGTGCATCTGATACTGCTTGTACAATGGATCGCCTACGCGTTGAATATTTTCTTGCTGTTGTTGCGTCCATTATACTCTCCTAGTTGGTATGAATTTTCTTTGTAACATACCGATTGCTAATTCTCTTATAGTGCCTCCAATTAACTTTTTGGGGTCTCTTTGTATACTTCCTTGTTTACCACCTGGCTCAAAAGTTTCATAAGGGTTTCTCATATAAGTATAATCTATACTTTGTAAACCACCTTTTGGCCCGACTAGTACATCTGTGACCTCTGCTGAGTTTGCAAATCTACCAGTTCTAAAGTTAAGTGCTGGACTTCCCATTCTTCTTGCTACTTCTTGTGGCAATACTTCGTTTAGTAACTCTTTGAGTGCTAAAGGGTTTGATCCTGCTTGTGTATCTACTTTACCTTTGCCTCTTGTTCTTCTTGATGCAGCAACTGCTACACCTGCTGTTGCTACTCCTTTACCTCTTGTTCTCTTTGTTCTTCCTCTTTTAGGAGTTTGTTTACCTTGTGTTTTTCCTGATTTTCTGCTATTAATCTCTTTTCTTGCTTCTGATAAAAGTTTTTTATTTACTTTTAATCTTAAATCTGCTTTACCTTTAGCGTGTTTACTTTTTAATAACTCTTCAATTAAGTGTCTTTTCGCCATTCTTTCTAGTATGACTTTCTTTGTTGGTGAGCCTGAGATTTCTCCTTTTTCAAACTTCTTAGAGTCTTTCATTCTTTTCACCATACGGTCTTTTATTTTATCAAGAGACTCTCTTGTCATTCTTAGAATACCACTTCTATCTGACATCTCTGCAAAATCTTGAACACCGTTAAGTTCCATTTCAATAACAGTAGTTTGGTCAAGTATCATACCTTTTGCTTTGGTTAAGTCTCTTATTTTGTACTGCATCCAAAGTTCTCTTTGCATATGTTTACCGATACTAAATGCAAAATTTGCAACTTCTTTATCTTTAAGATTTTCAAGAGCAACTTCCATTCTTTTCTGCATACCTTTCCAACCTTTTGCCAGTTTCATTCTTGCTACTGTTACTGGGTCTGCAAACTGTTTTTTTGGTGCATCAGGGTCAAAGCCTCCTGCTTCTGCTCCATGAGTAAGTTGAGCGGATCTTCTATCAACGGCTGTTTGTGGGTCTGCTAACTCAGCATTATCAAGGTCTATACCACTCGCATCTGCTATTGCTTTTATAGATTTATTACTATAATATAGTGCTGATCTTAACAATACTCTCATTGCTGAGTGAAAAACTGTTTTTGTTTTTTCTACTTCTAGTATATTTTCTGTACCTTCTTCAAAAACTGGTTTTGCACTTGCTCTATCCATTTTATGATAAAACGCAGTTCCTATTGCTGTTATTTCAACACCATCTGAGGTATTTTTCATATCTCTTTTTAAAGCAGAAGTCATACCCTGAGCAGTTTTTTGTTGTACTCTATCAACTCCCTCAAAATTAGTTTGTGCGTCTAACTGTTTTTTAATATTATTTGCCTTAAACTGGTTTTTAGCCGCATTTTCAAATACTTTCTTAAAAAATGCGTCTTTACCACCGGCAGCATCTTGAACCTCTTTATATAGTTCATCACCCATTGCATTAAGTGTCAATCTTTGTAATAAGGCTGCTTGGTGTTTCCACTTTATATACACTTTATGAGTAAAGGTATCTGCCATGAAATCTCTCAACTCTTTAGTAATTTTTACTTCTTTATCGTAGAAATCTTCTAGTGTTTTTATTGCCATTAAATTACAACTCTATACAAATCAAGTACCCTTTTTATGTGGTCTGGAAAATCGGTATTGTCTCGAACTCCAGATGTACCCTGATTTTGTAGCGTAGCGCCTCCTAATGTTCTTCTTTCTTTGTGTTCGCCTTTTAAATAATAGTTTACTAAATCGAAAAGAGCCAACTTTAAATCATCGGGTGTAGCACTATATCCAGCATTATAAGTAATTTTGACTGCTCCAACACCACTTGGAAAATATTTGGGATTACCCTGTTTGTCTGTTCGGATAACCGCATCAGACTCAGTATCTACATAGTACTCATAATTACCTGTAGTTAATGTAGTATAGTCTCCCGAATAACTTGTACGCTCTTGTACTGAATCAACCGTAACTAACGGACTTTCACTCATAATTAAGGTGGTAGTGTAGTTGTCGCTGATTGTAAAAGTTTCTACTTTGTCAGTAGAATAAAAGTCTAAAAAACTAATACCGCAGTATTTCTTGACTAAGTCTGAAACCTGTGGAACTAGAATCGCAAGACGGTCGTCGTCCTTCTCGCCTCTGAGACCTTGCGCGTCTTTATATTCATTTACTGTTATTAAATCTGCCATATTAAAAGTGTGGGGCTTTTGGTCGCCCCACTAAAACCATAACTCTTAGTTATTAACTAGCCTTATACTGAAGCGCATGTACTGAATCAGCACTGTCAATTAAGTCAGTGAATCCAATTCTTTGTGATGCTACAAGTACTCTTCTTTGGTTAGCAACTTCGTAATCTGACTCAATGGTTACACCTCTAAGTCTTGGCATTACGTAGTTTCTTGGGTATACTGCTAAAGCATGGTATTTGCTTACTGCAGGTGTTGCGAACTCGTCACAAACTAATACTCTTGAACCAAATACTTGTCCAATTTCTCCATTCAACTTAGTTGCCATGTCGCCAACTAGGTTAGCATCTTGGAACTCAGCATCTTCGAGTAATTGGTAGTATCCTGTTTGAGATATAATGTATACCACTTCAGATGGGTTCATACCATATTTACCCATTTGCTTTCTAGCAGCAAGTAGTTGTAATGCTGTTAGAGAGTCTGAAGCAAAAGCAGTTGTTGATTGTGTTTTATTACTATCACCTTCTGCTAATTTAACTAATCCAGCAAAGGAAGCCCCAGATGTACCGTATGTACCATCACCGTGGTTACCCACTAGGATAGCATTTTCGATACCTCTTGCATGAGATCTTACCATTGACTCTCTGATGAGAGGAAGGATTGGCATAATTGCATCTTCTTCAGTTTCATTACCTAAGAATGATTGTGAAATAAGTTTCTTAGTTGAAAGAGTTCTTTCTGTTAAGTCTATACCACCGTAGGCTGACCCGTATGTGTCACCTCTTTGTGCCAAGTTACCATGTGGGCTTGACCCAGTAGCAGTTTGGTTACCTGTAAATTCGGCATAACCACTATCTGGTAGGATTGGTATAATCATATTCGCAGAAGTCATTGGTATCTCTCTGAATAGAGGGGCTAATACTAATTCATTCTGAATGTCTCTTTCAATATTGGTTGAAACAACTTGCTCAAAATCTGCGCTAGAAACAGCAACACCTGAATGTGCGTTTACTTTTTCCATTACTGATTTGGAGTATTCGTTATCCCAGCCTTTACCAGTTGCTAAACCAGCAAATTTAGCGTCGATAATATCGTTCTCGAACGCTTTCTTCCAGTCACCTTGACCCTGTCTGTCATTGAAAATCCTTTTTGACTCTCTGATATTCATGATTTCTTCAGACTTTTCTGCTAATTCTTTTTCAAGAGATTTAACAACATTTTCTAAATCTTCATGCTTTTCATTGACTCGGCTTTCAACGTCATTCATAAGTTTTTCGGCACCTGTAATTCCTGCCTTAACAACAATTTTTTGTGCTTCCTGTTCTGCTTCTTGAACAGCCTTTTCTTCAGCCTCTACTTGAGCCTGCTTTTCAGCCTGCTCTTCAAGTGCCTTTTCTTCGGCTGCTTTTGCTTCGGCTTGCTTCATAGCAATTGTAGTCGCAGTTTTTTCTGCAACTTCTTTCGCAAATGCTTCAAGGTCGAAGTTATCAGCATCAGGAGATTGTTTTACTTCTGACATATCGTCTTTCTCCGTTACTTCGGCTTTCGCCTGACTTGGCTGCTCAATTTTCACAGCGTCTGCTGATTCTGTTGAGTTAGCCGTTACAAATTGACGCTTAAATTTGTTGTAATCTTCCATATTATCAAATGACTTTGCAATCGAGAAGGTTGCTCCTTGATTACAAGGTACTGATACTACTGAGACTTCAAAAAGTTCTGCGTCCTTGATTTTATATCCATCGGTTTCTGTCATGTATTCAGCGTCCTTGACTTTGAAACCAACAGAAAAAGCCCCAAGGACACCGTCTTTAATAAGATCTTTAATTTCACCTGCTGATTTTGAGATACGGGCAGTAATATCTAGCCCATTGTCTGTTACAGACAGGTCTTTTGCACGACCAATAGGTTTGTCGTAATTGTGATTAAACAAAATAATGGGATTATTTTTAAAGTTATCTAATCCACCTTTAGTCCATGCATCTGCATTTATTATATCGCCTGCTCTATCTAGTGCATTTGTACTTGCAGAACCTTTGATATCTAGTCCACCGTCATCGGTTTCTCCTAAGTTTTTAAAGGTGCTTGACCAATGAAAAATCTTCTCCATTATTTTTTCCCCTCTTTTGCCTTTGGTTTTGGAGTTTCTACAACTTCCTCTACCACTGGTACTTCGATGGGGGCTCGATGCTTAGCGACAGCCATAACTCTGTTCCATGAACCAAAAGTTCTTCTAAGGAGATAATCCTTAACTGGTACATCGTTGCCCTCTGCCTTGTATTCGGCTAGTGTCATTGATTCAACGCCTTTTGACGCCATAAAATCTGACAAAGCCTTTACCATCATATTTTTTGTCATTCTGTTTCCTCTTGCTGTGAGGGTTCTTCGTCAGCCTCTGCTGGCCTTCCTCCCTCGCTTGGATTCGCACTCGATCCTGCAATATTTGCAGGAACTCGGGGCTCATCAAATCCGTCGATCTTCTCAAGCCTCATTGCCTCCCTTGCTTCATTCGGTGACATAATACCTGTGTTCACAAGCGTAGCGTAATAGTTGGCTTGGTCTCTTAACTCTGGTTGTAGAGCAGGTACTCCTGATACATCTTCATCAAGTTTGAAACCGAAAAATCTCTCGAAAGCATACCCCATTTTTCTAACAATCGGTAGTATGGTTTCTAAATAATATAACCTATGATTAGGTCTTATATTTGCGTTATTACCACCGTCCATAAGGATTGGTGGTACACCTAGTGCTTCTAAGATAATCTTCTCATTGGCTTTGATACCGTCTTGGAAGTCTAAGTCTTTGAAGTTCACTTCAGTTAGGTTTTCAACTGATAATCCACCATCTAGGAATAATGGTCTACGACCTCCTGATTGTGGGTTATATCTAGCGACCCAAGCCTGTAACATTCTTTCTTTGATTTTCTCAGAAAGAGTGTTTGGTGACTTAAGTACTAAACCTGGTACTGCTCCATTTTTAAAGAAGTTATCTTGGAATCTTCTCATACTGCCTAGCAATTGCATAGTTCTGTATGCAGGTTTGAGTCTAGGTACTCCTCTATAAATGGAATTAAAACTGTTCTCTTTTATGTGTATAATTTCGTTTGGACTATAATCAATAGAGTGGTCATATGAATACTTTTCTACAAAGTTTCTGTCATCACTATATATTGTTACATGCTCTGCGGGTAAATGATATAAGTGCGAGCCGTCAAAATAAATGAAGATATTACCATCAATTAGTAAATCAATGATAAGGTTTCTTTTGAAACTACTTACATCTTGAAAAGGATTGGGCTCCACATTGAGTAATGATTCTACTCTTGTTCTTCGTACTGCTTTCCTTATAGGAGTCAATCCTGATACTGCTGTACCAACATCAAAAGGGATATCCGCCGCATCGTCCACTATCATGTTCACTGCTCGGTTAACTACTTCTAACTGTTCGTACGCATTTCGGTAGTTTGTAACTACCTCACGCGAATCTATTGTAAGTCCTTCATTCCTGGCGATTACATATTGAGAAGGATTTTCTTTTTCCTCCTCTCTATTAATCCCTAAAAATCTGTCATACCATGCCATATTTGTCTCTCTGTATTCCTACCCATCGTTTTTGTTTCTTTGCTGTCACGAGTGTTGGGCGTTTTCCGTATATACTATGTAACCTTAAGTGGTGTTCATGACATAAGGTGACTGCTTCCTCATAGACTTCTGCGTGTTTCTCGGCTATAAACCGTTCTCTTAATGCTAGTATGTCTGCTTCGTTTTCAATGGTTATCTTGTTTGTTCGTAACCATGTCTCTAACAATTCGGTTAGACCATAAAAATGGTGGAAGTCTAAATTTTCCTGACTCCCGCAAATAAAGCATTCCGTTCCTTTCTTATATTTAGATTTTGCTTTATCTCTAACATACTTTACTAAATCTCGTTTTAGTGTCATATACTTATTTATACATAGAATTTTACCAAAAATTTAAGTTCATGTCAAGAACTATTTTTGTGGGGTGTTAATTTAAAAAGTTGTAGCGCTTGTTTCAAACGAATATAACGCATACCGTAAAGCATCTGCCATGTGAGATGCGTGATTATGTTTAGGTTTTTCTTTGAGCAAGTTTGGATTTGGATCCCATTGATATGCATCTAAACACATTAAGGTTTCTGCACATCGTTGGTCTACAGTCATTTTATCATTATCGATAATCCCTGCTACATGACCTATACCGTCTAAAACTGATTTCTTTGCATTGATAGTAGTAATATCATAATTCTGTGCAAAGTCAAATCTAGTTTGTTGTGCTGCGGAGTCTATATAAATGTAATCAATATTCCATTTATCAATTAGTTTTCGAATCTCCATAGCGTGTTGTTCTGTTGTTCGTTCTGAATCTAAGTACTCATCAAGTACATAGAATTGTTCTGCGTCCCAGTCATAGGCTATAACACAGAAAGCAGTAGGGTCTTTGTAACCTACGTCCATTCCTGCGAATATATCCATTCTGCTAGTCTCAAGTTCGGCTAAATCTTGCTGTTG